ATACGAGTATGAGGCTGAGGATTTGCCCACGCAGGGCAACAAGTTCAACACTACAGAAGAGCAACTCAAAAAAGAAGTCACTCAAAATGTGTGGTATAATGCCACTCTTGAGACGAGTCGTTTTGATCTACCTGTACCTAGTACAAGTTTGGTTGGAAAGACCCCCTCTGAAGTGAGAGATATGTTCGCACGAAATATTGTGCGTTTGAGTTGTCGGACGAGAGAAGGACCCAGTATCCGGGTACGCCAAACTTGTGGAGTTTTTGTGTCAGGTGGCTATTTGCTAGCCCCTGCACACTTATATCGACATATGGAAGATGAATGTGATCTTGAGATCATTTCTGCTCCCATTGCCGATGGTGTAAGTAGTAACATGCACATCCGAGTGAAGAAAGGAGAGATCAAGTTTGATCGGCTCAAAGATCTCAGTATGTTGCGTGTGATTGCTCGTCCACCAGAGAAGAATATCCTCAAGTTTTGGGCAGAGAAAGAATTTACAGTCACAAGAATGTGTGAAGTACGAAGGACGCCTGAGGGTAATGTGGATGTCGCTGAAGTTTTCGGTGTCGATCTACTACCCGCGTGTCCAGTACCTGATCTTGGATTGATTCTGCCTGTGTATCAAGGTACAAGTGATCGAGACACTGTCAATGGAGACTGTGGCTCACTTACTTTTGCAATGGTGCCTCTGGGTGTTGCGATTGTGGGTATCCACTTGTTGGGTCGAGACAGAGCCTGTGGCGTACTACAAGTCATGAAATCAGATGTGGAAGCACTATGTGCTGCCGTAGATGCTGATGAGATGATACCCTTCAATGTGGAGGGTGGTGGTGCACCTATGTTGTCTGTGCAGGATCGTCAAGTGCATGTTGGTGCGTTGAATGTCCGTTCAATGAGTCGTTACATTGCTCAAGGAACCATGCGCGTGTATGGCACTTTGGATCTACCAGAACCACGCTATAAAAGTCGAGTTATCCCTACACTATTGAGTGAAGAGATGCAAGAACATTTTGGCGTGGAGATTGACCATGGTAAGCCAGAGATGCGAGGTTATGCACCGTGGCGAAACAATTTAGTCAAGATGGTGGAACCTGAGAACATTTTCGATCGTGTCGCATTTCAAGAATGCGCTGAAGCGTTCGTGGATGACATCGTCGCGGAATTGCCAGCTGGTTGGGAGAAGGAACTTGTTGTTCTATCTAACAAAGCAGCTGTGAATGGTGTACCAAGTGTGAAATTTATTGATGGGATGAACCGGAATAGCTCGATGGGCTTTCCGTGGAATACCACGAAGAAAAATTACTTGGTACCGGATCCGTGTGATGCATATCCGGACGGTGTCAACCTCCCCGATGAAGTCTGGGAGCGAGTGGCTGAGATCGAAAAGTGCTACGGAGAAGGCCGACGCGCTTACCCTGTATTCTCAGCACACTTGAAGGACTGCGCTACACCTTTCGCCAAAATTGAGAAGAAGAAAACACGAGTCTTCACTGGTCAACCTGTTGATCATTGTATAGTAACTCGTAAGTACCTCTTATCGTTTGTGCGTTTGGTCCAGAAAAATAAGTTCGTCTTTGAGGCGGGCCCTGGAACTGTGACACAATCCCCAGAGTGGGCTGCGATCCGAGAATGGCTGATTAGTTTTGGTCCTGATCGTTTAGCAGCAGGCGACTATGGTAGTTATGATAAGAAGATGGCTGCAGCAATTTTGTTGTATGCTTTCTCAGTGATTGCCAAGTTGCATGAGATAGCGGGATATGATGCCAAGGAGTGTCGTGTGATTATGTGTATCGGTTATGATATTGCGTTTTCCATTTGTAATTTTAGAGGTGATTTGGTCGAATTTTTCGGCACGAATCCGTCAGGGCATGCTCTGACTGTGATCATCAACTCTTTTGTGAACTCTTTGTACATGCGTTATGCATATTATATGTCGAATCCGGAAAAGGAAGCACGTACGTTTAGAAAAAATGTGCATCTCTTCACGTACGGAGATGACAACGCGATGGGAATCAGCACCAAGTGTGCGTGGTTTCATCATACTGCGATTCAGAACGTTATGGCGTCGATTGGTGTCGAGTACACGATGGCCGACAAACAGTCGGAAAGTGTACCGTACATCCATATTGACGATGTCTCGTTTCTGAAACGCAAGTGGCGTTGGGATGAAGAAGTGAAAGCATGGCTTTGCCCGTTGGAGCTTGCTTCACTGCACAAAACACTCACTGTGTGGCTCCCATCACAGACTATTGATAGTTCTGCTCAGATGGTTGAGGTTATCACGTGTGTGAACAACGAGTTATTCTTCCATGGAAGGAAGAAGTTCGAAGAACATCATGGTTTCTTTCGAATGATCTTTGATCGTTTCCCGTTCAACTGTATTGAGAAAACAAAACAGTTGCTCACATTTGATGAGTTGATTGAACGTTATCAATCACAAAACATACCTCCGGGCTTTGAAAGTCTGGAGACTGACGACGAGGATTTGGCTGTCCCGTCGCCTGAAAATTAGTCAGCGAACACAATTGAAAATGAAGAAAAAGAGTTTGTTGATGCACTCACCGAAAGAAGTGCAGACCATGGTCGGTA